GATATCTCGGGTCCCTCCGGTTTTAAAACAATTAAAACTGAGTCCTCCCTTTGGTGGTCTTTCTGACCGACTCTCTAGTAGATTCGTACGAAAGTCATTCTCAAGCTATCCCCGAAGAACGGGGAGAGAGGAGACACTTTGCGTTTAATGAATCGGGGAAAAGGTAGCAAAGAACTTTAAGTTCTTTACCTTTTTGTGGTACAGTAGCCTCACGACTCCCTAACGGGAATATCGTAAAGCCCTGTCCCTTTCGCCAAACAACTTTTATATATAAAAATGAAAAAACATAATATTTCTTCACTTCTTCTATATAAGAAATTGTTAGCTGAAGGCCAACGGCTGGTTGCCCTAGAAAATGAAAATTTTCTAGCTATCCTGATGGGTTACGCCTGAAAGATTTCAGAGCTAATAATCCACAGGGATAAGAAGGTCACAAATAAGTTAAAGGTCTTTTACCGTTTTGGGAAGTACATTGTTTACTTAAATAAAAAACAAGGTACTACCTTTACGGTAAAATACTTAAAGGCTTCTTTGCTTGCGATACAAAGGGCAATAGCGGGAAGTCCAGTTAAATCTCTGAGAGAGATTGAACCGGATCTTCCTTTGCCTCGTCTTTCAACGAGCGGCCTACCGGTATGAATTGGTACCCGAGATCGTAGAGCGATACTCTCTGGCTCTACTTCGGTTATCCAATTCTACCTTAGCTTGTTTTCTGTTTACCGTGTTATAGACGCGCCAGTTAAGGCGAAACTAAACACTATAACAGATCCCTTTTCCGGATCTCCAGAATTTATGGAGGGGTCGTTGGGTTTTTTTAAACACAAGTTTAAAAGACTTATTAGATGCCCTTCATTTAATCTGAAAGGTCCGAAAGGTAGGGAAGCTGGCCTGCTATTGTTGCAATCTTCCTCTTCTACTAATTCGATTTCCTGACAAGGTTGAGCATTTGATGCTTGACTTATTAGGTCGAATTCTGCTTTATACGCCTTGACTAGAAAGTGATTGGAGTTAACTCAAAACTTTGAATTATTATCCATCCTTAATATGTCAAGGAGTAAGCCCTTAGTCTCAAAGTGAGTTTGAAGATATAAGGATAAAGATATTTGCTTATCTTTAGTCCGAAATACCTTCGATTTACTTAGACTAGCTTCTATCCCTTTTAAAACAAATTCATCTAGACGGAGAAATAATTCTTTATTCTTTACGTTAGATAAAGGTTTACCCACTCAGCGTAAGCTGGTGTTTAAACGGATTTGTTTAGACCAACAACTAGATGGTCTTAGAGATAATTATGCATTAGGGCGTTTAAGCTTTAAAGTAGAAGCAGCAGGTAAACTAAGAGTTTTTGCTATGGTGGATAGTTGAACTCAATCTATCCTGAAACCATTGCATGACTCTTTGTTTAAAGTGCTTTCATTATTGCCTAATGATTCGACTTTCAACCAAGGAGCAGCCTTTAAACGGGCTGTGTCCAAGGCCGAAAAATCGGGTCATTCCTATGGTTTTGACCTGTCTGCAGCTACCGATAGACTCCCTTTAATAATTCAGATTAAACTTCTATCTGGTTTTATTGGGGATCATCTAGCCTCTTTATGGGGCCTTATTCTAACTGAAAGAGATTATTATCTCCCAGAGAATAAATTCGGTATACCTGAGGGTAACCTCAGATATGCAGTTGGTCAACCCATGGGGGCATTGAGTTCCTGAGCTATGTTAGCCCTAACTCATCATGCTATCGTTCAGTATGCTAATTACCTGTTAGGTAATAAGAATAATTGAACGGAAGCTTACGAAGTTCTCGGAGATGACATCGTCATTTTCGATCCTTCGTTAGCGAAAAAGTATGAAGAATTAATGGGTTTATATGGCGTGGAGCTCAATATGGCAAAAAGTGTGATATCACACGGAAAGCAGCCTGTTGTGGAATTTGCTAAAAGAACATCTTTTAAAGGTAAAGATGTCTCACCACTCTCCCTAAAAATGTTTCTTAATCAAGATTCATTTGCAGGGAGACTTTCCATTTTTGCTTTTTGATCTACTAGGATTGAAAGTCATTTCATCCCAGCATTCAAAACAATTATGAAAAGGGTGAGATGAGATGATAGACCTGGAAAGGACAAGTTTGCCCTTTTAGGCCTATTATCTTTATCTGTTACCAAAGGTGTTCTTCCCTTTGAATGGCTGTTAAAGGAAATGAAAGATAAACGGGCATACTTCATTAGGAAAGGAAAAATGGTCTTAACCAATTTTCCTACCGAATGAGGTTTCAAGGTATCTAAATCCATACTTGAAGGTAAGGATATAGCTACTTTTGAACCCCGTAACTCTCATTCCTTTATGTTTGAACAGCGTTGGTATAAGGTAGCTATTATTCGTCGAATGACCTCGTTGATATCTAAATATCAAAAGGTCGATCCTTTCGTGTTTAAGAAGTTTATTCTTACTCGTCTGGGAATTGGTGGTCAAAATGGTGTCTTTGTACATCATTTATGATTACCAAAATTCGATGACGTAATTGCTAATCCTTTCCTTCTTCTTCGATTCTACAGTGGTCTGGTCTTATCTAAGTATTCACTTAAGATGTTGATCAGATTTCTAGATGAATTGGAAGGCGCTGCTTCAATACTAGCTGTTTTCAAGCAAAGTCGCACGCAAGTAAAAACTTTAGCGGATAACCTCAAGTTTCTCCAGTTCATAGATAAGACTATTAAAGCTGGTTTTCGGACGTCTGTAGCTAATCAAAAATTAGCCTTAGAATCGTCTTGAGACCAGATTACCGATAAGAAAGCTCCCACATCCCTATGATTAGGGGTGAGTGGATCACCTTCTCCTCGGCCTTTAATACCTCTTTCAGATAAGCAAAGATGAATGATGTTTGGGGAGCCTATCCCTGAGTCAAAAACATCAGTTATTGATGAAAGTTCCAAGTTACCCGAACCTATAAAGCGAAGTTTTACTTTATGATGGACTGGTTTCCTTGGTCTTTTATTAATAATATTAATGTTTTATCTGGGCGGTGAAGAGAAACAGAAGGTGTCAAGTCCATTTATTAAGGATGATTGGCCTTCTCCCTCTTCCCGACCTCTATTTGGAGGGGTCAGTATGCTCGATTGATTGATTACTCTTTTCTTAGTATCATTGTTATTCCTTCCTCTATTAAGTTTCTTGTACGCAAGTAATTTAGTAGATGAAGTAGTAACAACTACTAATAATGAAATAATCAATTATTGTGCAAATATCAATGATCAGGTTTCAACGTTACCAGTTGGTGCTACCCGTGCTTCTTTTGTATTCCCTCAGTTGCGGGAATTAATTGAATGACAGGCAGCCCAGAATCCAGTGGTCGTAAGATCACCGGAGATTGGTTTTGGTTGAACTGAACCTTGAGTTCAAAATACTGACTGACCTGAGGCCTGACGTTAAAGCTTGGGCTTATACTTTAATGACCCGGGTGACTCCGTATCAGTCCATCATCTAACTATCTTATATGAAATCTCAAGTTGGAATCCAACATCTAGATGATGCTATGGATGTCCGTGTCTGAAATGGCAGTGGACCTTCTGGAAGAAAGCCCCTAAGGCCAGTTCAGCTTGAGCCGCTGTCCAGCGGCGATAGATTTCAATTAACTATACATTAGCGTTGGAGCCACTAACCTTTCTCCTTTGAACTATACCGGTTCTTAGGGGGGGGTGTTATGCAGCCAACATTGTATAGTGGAAAGAGACTATCTATGAGATCGGAAGATCAAGAGGATCCTAGAATAAAATTGATTCTTGGTGCAAACTGAGATGAAAGGAG